ATATCTGGAGCTGTTAAGCTTATCAAAATTTCAGCTAAAGAAAGCTGAAATGGAGCAGAAAACTCTACTGAAAGATAAATGGTTGTATTATAACGGGAAGTTGTCCGAGGAAGAAATAAGTGAAAAGGGGTGGAGCCCTGATCCATTCAACGGCCTTAAGATTCTAAAAGGTGAAATGGATTACTATTATGATGCAGATCCAGAAATACAGAAATCAGAAGAAAAAATAGAGTACTATAAGAATACTGTTTCAGTACTAACAGAGATAGTCGACACCATAAAGTGGAGACACCAGACTATAGGTAATATGATAAAGTGGAAAGTTTTTGAGAGCGGTGGATAAACTCTTAGTCACCAAAGAAAATGAAAGCGTGCTGGATATTAAGTGTGATCCTAGTATTGCAGAAGAATTGAAAGACTTCTTTTCGTTTTTCGTACCGGGACATAAATTCATGCCTGCCTTTAGAAGAAGGATATGGGATGGTAAGATAAAACTATTTAATTCGATAACAGGAGAATTGCCAGTTGGACTATATCCTTATTTACGATCTTTTTGTGAGAAGAGAAACTATAGTATGGAGCATGTATCTTCTAGCTACGGTTCTCCGGATGAAGAAAATCCTATAAACCTAAAGCTTCTCATGGAGTTCATAGAGTCTCTAAACCTTCCTCATAAGATTAGAGACTATCAGTTTGATGCTTTCGTTGAAGGTATTAAGAGAATGAGAGCTATACTAGTATCTCCTACAGGGTCCGGTAAATCTCTAATAATATACTGCTTGATGAGATGGTATTTAGATAATTATGATGATAAAGTTTTAATTATAGTTCCTACTACTTCTCTAGTTGAACAGATGAACAGCGATTTTAAAAGTTACGGATATCATGACAGCCATCTAGTTTATTCTGGAAAAGATAAAAATACAGATAAGAGAGTGATGATAAGCACGTGGCAATCTATTCATAGGTTGAATATAGATTGGTTTGATCAGTTTGGTTTAGTTTTTGGAGATGAATGTCATGGATTTAAAGCAAAGTCACTGACTTCAATAATGCATAAGGCTAGACAGGCGAAGTATAGGTTTGGAACAACAGGTACTTTGGACGGAAGTCAAACTCATGAACTAGTTTTACAAGGATTGTTTGGAAAAATATTTAAGGTAACTACTACTCGTAAGCTTCAAGATTCAGATACATTAGCTCAGTTAAATATTTCTATGGTAATGTTAAATCATTCGAATGAGATTAAAAAAGATTTTAGCAAAAAAACTTATCATGAAGAGATAGATTATTTGATAAATAATACTAATAGAAATAGCTTTATAAGTAAGTTAGCTTCTGATCAAAAAGGAAATACCCTAGTATTATTTCAGTTTGTTGAAAAGCATGGTAAGGTACTTTATGATTTGATAAATAACAGGATAGATGAAAAAAGAAAACTTTTTTTCGTATCCGGTGAAGTCGATACTACTGATAGAGAAGCGATAAGAGGTATAGTTGAAAAACAAGATAACGCTATTATTGTTGCCAGTCTCGGTACTTTTTCTACTGGTATTAATATTCGGAACCTGCATAACATTATCTTCGCTAGCCCAAGTAAGTCACAAATCAGAGTCTTACAGAGTATTGGAAGAGGACTAAGAAAAAGCGATAATAACGTTAATACTAAACTTTTTGATATAGCAGATGATATAAGATCTAAAGATAAAACTAACTATTCATACATACACGCTTTAGAGAGAATTAAGATATATAAAAAAGAAAAATTTAATTTTAAAATACACAAGGTAGATTTAACATGACTCTTGAAATAAAACAGTTTAAACTTACAAATGACGAAGAAATAGTATGTCAGGTTGTTGAGTGGCCAACACCTGAAGAACCTTCTATGGTAATACGTCGTCCTATGAAAGTCATAAGCATGGAAAACTATAAAGAAGGCGCTAGGTATTACGCATTCAGGCCATGGCTAATATTTCAAGAACACAAAGATAACATGCAGATCTTAAATAGCATGCATATCGTAGTAGAAGCTAGTCCTTCAGAATACCTAACTACTCAATACAATAAGTTTCTGGAAGAAATGGATAAGGTTACAGAATCAGATAGAAAGAGTATAACTAGGACGTCTTTAAGCGAACTAGATGAAAAAACGAGACAAAGTGTATTAAAAGAATTACGCAATGAACTAAAAGAAGTTGAAAAGCTAATGGAAAAAGCTAAGACCGAAGAAAATGAGTTAAAGGGTAAGATAATTCATTTTCCGGATAACCCTAAAGGACGCCTACACTAGTAGTATATCCTCCTCCCCACCAGACGATAGTCTTATTGTATCACAGTTTTTTGCTCGTGTAAACAGTTATTTTCAAAAAAAGTGAAAAAAATTTGTTTACATTGCTGCAAAATTATGATAGAATAGAATTAAGGATAAAACTATGCCAAAAAAAAGAAATATACATTACGTTAATAACGCTGACTTTTCTCATGCAGTTGTAGAATACGTTAAAATAGCAGAAAGCGCTAAGAAAAATAAAAAGGAAGTTCCTAAAGTAACTGACTATATTGCTACGTGTTTTCTTAAGATAGCTGAAGGATTATCACATAAGGCTAACTTTATAAGATATACTTATCGAGAAGAAATGGTAATGGATGCAGTGGAAAACTGCCTTAAGGCGATAAGTAACTATAATCTAAAAGCAGCAACTAGAACAGGTAAACCGAATGCTTTCGCATACTTTACTCAGATAACTTGGTTTGCTTTCTTGAGAAGAATAGCAAAAGAGAAAAAACAGCAAGAAATAAAACTAAAATACCTAACTCAATCTGGAATCGAAAATTTTATAAGTGAAAACGAAAACGCAGATGAAGCTTCAACTCAAGTCGCTAATAGCTTTGTGGATTCACTGAGGAACAGAATAGACAAAGTTAAAACTAAAGACGAAAAGGTTAAAACAATAACAAAACAAATTAAGAGAAGAAAGAAAATACAAGTCGATTCTGACTTACAGGAATTTATGCTATGAACGATATGAGAAGTTCATGCCTACCATAGGATTTACTGCTTCCACGTTTGATTTATTACATGCTGGACACGTACAAATGTTAAGAGAAGCCAAACAGCGCTGTGACTATCTAATATGTGCATTACAGACAGATCCTAGTATAGATAGATCAGAGAAAAATAAACCGGTCCAAACAATAGTCGAAAGATATACACAGCTTAAAAGCGTAAGATATGTCGATGAAATAATTCCATACGAAACAGAAAAAGATCTAGAAGATATTCTTCAACTGTATCATATTGACATTAGGATACTAGGTGTAGAATATAAAGATAAAGAATTTACAGGTAGAAGAATCTGCGCATCACGTGGCATTGAATTATATTATAATAAACGTGATCATAGGTTTAGTACCAGTGACTTAAGAAAGAGAGTTAGTAATAAATGAAAATAGCTATCATAACTGATACCCATTGCGGTGTAAGAAATTCTTCTGAGATATTTTTAAATAACGCAGCTGAATTTTACGATACCATATTCTTTCCATACTGCTTAAAGAATAATATAAAACACGTACTACATTTAGGTGACTACTATGATAATAGAAAGATAGTTAACTTTAAAGCACTTAATCATAATAGAAAGCACTTCCTAACACCTCTAAGAGAAAATGGTATGACGATGGACATTATACCGGGAAACCACGATACTTATTTTAAAAACACCAATGATCTTAACGCACTAAAAGAATGCTTAGGCCATTATATGAATGAGATACATATCGTAATGGAACCTAAAGTCATGAAATATGACTCGTTAAGTATGGGTTTAGTTCCATGGATAAACTCTGAAAACTATGATAAGTCTTTTAATTTCATAGAAAATTGTGAAGCTGATTGGTTAGGAGGTCATTTAGAATTAGATGGATTTCCAATTGGAGGTGGAATAGTTCATAAAGGTGGAATTAATCATAAGTTTTTCAAAAGGTTTGAAAAAGTATTAACTGGTCATTTTCATACTACATCTGAAAAAGATAACATACACTACTTAGGTGCTCCTCTAGAATTTTATTGGTCGGATGATCATGATCCAAAATATTTCTATGAGCTTGATACTGAAACTAGAGAAATGAAAAAGATAAGAAATACTTGTACTATTTTTGAAAAAATCCTTTACAATGATGACAAAATGGATTATAATGGTTATAAGGTAGAGTCTTTAAAAAATAAATTTGTAAAGATAATAGTCGTCAATAAAAACGATTCTTTTACTTTTGACAGGTTTGTGGATAGAATACAAAATCAACAGATACACGATTTAAAAATAGCTGAGAACTTCAATGAATTTATTGGAGAAAATGTGGAAGATGAACAGGTTTCTGTAGAAGATACCGCACAGCTCATGGATAGTTATGTTGATGCCGTTTCAACGGACTTGGACAAAGGTATAATAAAAGTGAAAATGAGAGACTTGATGCAGCAAGCTCAAGCTCTGGAGATACAATGATAATATTTGAAAAAATAAGATACAAAAACTTTCTTTCATCCGGAAATCAAATAACTGAAATAATACTCAATAAATCCAAATCAACTCTTATAGTTGGTCAGAATGGTTCGGGTAAATCAACTGCTTTAGATGCTTTATCTTTTGCTTTGTTTGGAAGAGCTCACAGGAATATTACTAAAGATCAACTTATAAATTCTATAAATCAAAAAGAATGCTTAACTGAAGTTTTCTTTAAAATTGGTAAGTCACAGTTTAAGATTATTCGAGGTATAAAGCCAAACTTATTTGAAATATGGAAAGATGGTGTGATGTTAAATCAATCATCTCATGCTAAAGAATATCAAAAAATACTGGAACAAAATATTCTTAAGTTAAATCATAAGTCATTTCATCAGGTAGTAGTCTTAGGATCTTCTTCTTTCATACCTTTTATGCAGTTAAGAGCTCATGCAAGAAGGGCAGTCATAGAAGACCTCCTTGATATTAACGTCTTTTCTAAAATGAATAATATATTGAAAGAAGAAATACATGGGCTTAAGGATAGATTAAAAGAAGTTAATCATAAGATTGATATTAAAGAAAATAAAATTCATAGCCAAAAGAAATATATTAAAGATATAAAGATATTAAATGAGGAAGTTAAAGAGGACAAGCTAACTCAAATTGATGATGCGTATCATGAAATAATTGAATTGAAGCAGAGAATTAAAGTAGCTCAAGGTGACTATGATAAAGAGTTTCCTAAGGTAGAAAAAAATCTTAAAGAGTATAATGATGAAAAGCAGGCCAACATGCATGCTATGGCAAGAGTAAGATCCAAGATAGAATCAGTCGTGAAAAACGCTAAGTTCTATGAAGATCACTTGGAATGTCCTACCTGTACTCAACCTATAACGAAAGAAATCAGAGAAAATAAGATACAGGAGTCTAAGACTGAGGCCAAAGAACTGCAGAAAAATATGAATCAACTATCTCATAATTCTGAAGGAATAAATAATGTTTTAGATTCGATTATCAGTCATCAAGAATA